GTTCCGGGTTCTGTTCCTACTTACAACTAAAAGATTTTCCGGGTCTTGCGACCTTTGGTCCTTAGTTGTTTTCGGGATTTGCCACGGATCATAGGTTAATCATAAAATTTATCTTTACACAGGCAGGAAATTCTCAAAATTGGATTTGAGACCCACGCCGCGTCGGTAAACCATCTCTTGGAAATCGCTAAATGCCATCAAGGGCATCTTAACTTTCCCCTCAAGACCTTGTTCCACCAAAGCAGCCTGAATTCTCTGGGTCCACTTCGTATAAACCTCCTTGCCATGATAAACGAACTCAACACAAGCAGTTTGAATGTTTGTGCTAAGTTGTTCATATTTTTCTTGTTTCGTTTTGCACTTGTCCCAATTCAACATCTCTAAAATAACAGAAAGCTCTAAAGGAGCTAACCATCGAGACATGGTTGGTTCATATACAAATTTGCGTTTTAAGAGAGACACTTCGTGAAGCGTCCGATAAACCTGCTTACCATCACTTTTTGCTTCGTCTGTAAACTTATGTCCTAATGATAACATCTTTTGAGTTATATCATCAGGAGTTATTAGACTTCGCAAATCGTGACTTAATACAGCTATCAAATCATCTCCAAAACCTCCCATTCTAAAATGGTCAGTAATTTTCTTAATGATTATACTAGCTTTTGTAGCAGCTTCTTCATCGTCCCCACGAATTATCTCTCGCAAAAGCAATAACAAAACATAGAAAAATAAAATTTCATCATACATCGTGTTTATAACAGTAGTTAAAGGATTTCCAGACGGTTGTGAATGTGTTAACATATACAAAACCTTCTTAAATAATAAAACACTGTTACAAATAGATGACCATAAAACATAAGTGGTGAGATTGTCAACGCGTTTGTAAAGTCGTTCAATAATCCGATAAACTACCCACAACAATTGAAGATTCAAAGAACCATCAAAATTACTGTGGTCACCTGCCAGAAAATTTGGCTCGTTTACATCAGCTACCTGATTAAGGTATTTAACAAAAGTCGTCCAATCTTGTGAATGAACGTCTGCACCAACAAGGGATCCATTTCGTATCCGCTGTCTCATAAAAACAGCACAAAATCCAAGATAAAACATCCGAATAGCTATTGTAAAATGCATGGGTCCACCAGCAAAAATGCGGGTTTTCCCTTGATCTACTTTCGCAATCGGTCGTCTTTCGTCTTTGAAAAGTGCTGTAAAAACAACGGGCTCTCGTATGCCTTGCGCAGCTTGGTCTATTAGGTAAGTTACATCAGTTTTCAATTCTTCATTGTCAACATCAAACTCACCTTCTTTTCCAAGCCACTGGGTTTTTCCCATACCTTTTTTCGTAAGGGTGTATGGGTACCCGGGAGATGTTTGTCGATTCATTGAGGGGAGATCCTCTCCAGGAATCCCCCGAATCGATTCGTCATAAGTAAGTTTTCGCATCAAGTATTGGTTTTCATCATCAATAGCAAAACATTGAACACCATAGTTTTCTAGTATTTCCAGATCTTCATCAGGAATAAATACATCGTTTTTACCGAAGTACTTATCCATATTAAAATCCAAATTTACTTTTTCACCATTGTGTTCAAAATCTTCTAAATTAGCCGGTTTTGTCATTGGTTCTGTAACCAATCCATGAATCGGAGACTCACTTATTTGGGATTGTTTAGCAGTGAAAACAGCCTGAGTGACTGTTCCCAAAGGATAGTATCCGCTTTGCATCATAGAGTGCGGAATCTCTAATTTTTCTGTTCCTATACTATCAATAGAAGGGGCAGAAACCAAGCATTGCGGCCTGATTTCGGAAAGTACAGCTTCGACTTCTTCGTAAGATATTGCTTGTGCATATCCAGTGCCAGTTTTACCAGCAATATGGATACCTAATATTTTCTTAGGTTGCCTGGCATCTAATGCCATAATGGGCGCACCACAACATCCTGGGAAGGTCTCAGCTAAATACTCAAAGTAATCAGTGTACGTAATGATTGTTCCATCATCTGCAAGACTTCGTAACTTTTCAGTTTTCGGTTTTCCATCAACAACAAATTTCATGTTTACAAACATGTCTAATTTAGATGCGACTCCAAATAATTCATAACAGGTCAATTGCGCTTGAATAGCACCTAAATTTTCCAATTCTTGACGTGTATTGAACATTGAAGTTATATCTTTGTGTTGATGTACTTTATCCGGGAAAACTAAAAAGACAAGGTCTTTGTAGGTGGAATCATCATTAGGTAAACTAAGTACTCGAATCTCTTCCATAGGGATCTTATAAGGGGCGGCTATATTCGCATTGTCAATCGTAATATAAGCTTTCTGATTAGGTAAGCGCGTATCATATAATAAATGACGCGCAGTAACAGCTACACGACCTTTTATAAATAAAAGGTGCATAGCATTAGAAAAGCCAGCTGAGCCAGCAACTACACGATACAAATTGTAATAAACTTTTTGTTTAAAATATTCTGTCGAATTTGAATCTGTGTATGCTTCGGCTAGCGAAATCTTTTCTTTACTATGAAACTTACTTGAAGTTTCAACTCTAATCGTCTGCTTAGCTTTCGTTTTATCTTGCTTTTTAGTCGCCTTCTTTGGGTCTTCACGATTGTATTCTTGTAAAATTTGCACAATCTTATTCATCCGGGGTTTCTGTTTCCTACTTTTTGATTCTGTCGCAACTCGCGACCAGAATGTAAATAAGTCATCAACATTCTCCCCAGGTTCAACTAACTTAAAGTGTCCGTCGAACCATTGACTAAGATTGTGTAAATCATCATAGAAGCCATCATATTGTGCATCCAACTTGTCAAAGTTTTCAGCAATATCTAGAACAGCTTCAAAGATCTGATCTTCACTCCATCCGATTTGATATCGAAATTTGCGAACACCAGGTACTTCATACCATCGTTGACCATCTTCTTCATAAGAAAGAGGTTCTTCATGTTTCCGTTGTCGTTTCCATTGTCG